CTACAGATACATGGATCTCTAAGGCTATCCAGATTGTCACCAATCGGCGCCCGATCATGTCAACCGTCAACCGTGCGGGCCTTCCTGCCACTGGCCAGACCATCACATACCCTGTGTTCACTGGTGTCACTGGCACCGTAGCAGTGCAAGCCCTTGAGGGCGACGCTCTCGGCGTCATCAAGGTTGACGTAACGACCGCCACAGCCGCAATCAAGACATATGGCGCCTACTCCAATCTCTCTCGCCAGAGCATTGAGCGCTCAGATGTCAACTTTGTGAATCTGACTCTTCAGGCCCAAATGGTCGCGTATGCCAAGGCTACAAGTGGCGCGGTTGCGACTGCCATTGCCGCTGCCGTTGGGGTGGTTCCCGCCACAATCCTGACAGCCAACCTGACCTCTGCTGGTGCATGGACCGATATGGCTTTGGGTGCCTCTGTTGTTGAGTCCGCTTCTGGTCTCTCCCCAACTGTGATGGTCGTCTCACTTGCCGATTTCCGCGTACTCGCGGGAATTGTTGACGCCGATGGCCGTCCGGTCTTCTCACTAACGGGCAACAACGTCAATACATGGGGCTCAGTGGATTTGAAGGGCGTTAAGGCTCTCATTGGTGGATTCATGCCTGTGATCCCAGTCGCCGAGTTGGCCGCAGGCACTGCCTATGTTTACGATCCTATGGCCGTTACTTGGTACGAAAGCGCTGGCACTCCAGTCAAGTTGACAGACCAAACAATCACCAACCTGACTTCTCAGTTTGCCGTTTACGGCTACGGTGCGGTTGCGGTTAATGATCCTTCCGCAATTGTCAAGGTCACCTTGGGTGGCGTCTGACAAATGGCTGTTCTCTACACGGACGTTACGCAGGCTCTTGGTACTCAAGACAATGCCCGCGCAATGACAAGCCTTGCTATGGCAGAAAGTCTAATCACTGACGCCCTAGTGAGTGCTTTCCGTGAGGTTCCAGGTAGCGTCCGTGATGCGCTGGTTTTGGAAGTTGCAAAGTCTTGGTTTGACCGTACCCAAACGATGGCCGGGGCATCCCAGTTTGCTGATTTCTCAACTGGCCGCCCCGTAATGGCGCCGCGCGATCCGCTTATGACCGTGTGGCCCGTTATTCATCGCTACGTTACGCCGTTCTAATGTCTATCCCAATCTTGAGTGATCTTACAAGCGCCGGGGGCATCATTTCAGAGGCGAGGCGCGAGCTCGCAGAAGTGTGCGCCACAGCAACGGGATGGGTAACCCACGCAATGCCACCTCGTTCCCTCTCGGTCCCGTGCATCATCGTTCTGCACGGTTCACCAATGATGGAGGCTGTTGAGGACCCCACATTCCGGGATGCTACGGCTGGGTCCTACACCATCAATTTTGAGGTCTTTGCCTTGGTGGCTGACAACGATTCCTCCACTTCCGAACTTGAGGCCGTGATTGACGACCTTATCCCAGTGCTCTTGCCCACTCAGGTGAGCGAACCTCTCGTGATTAGTTATGCAACAAACAACTACTTGGGCATCCGTTTCCAGGTAGCCCAATTCGCCCAATACGGCAACTAGGAAAAGGAATACATTATGGCAACTCCGACCCGCCTTAAGGGCAATCAGGGTTTCTACTTGACTCTCAAAGAGGGCATCTCTGCCGCTGTAGTTTACAGCGATGACGTGCGCTCGTTCGAACTGACATACAAAGATAAGGAAGATTCAGACCTGACCTTCACTGAGGCTGCTACTGGCCTCGGTCAGTTCGCCGAACTGAAGTTGACGGCCCTCGTGTCATTCGACGCCGGGTGCCTTTGGCAATATGCGGACGCCAATCCAGGTGCAACGGTTTCTGTCGTGGTTGCCCCGTTTGGCAATGTCACCCCTTCCAGCACTCAGCCTCACATCGTGTTCGATGCAACCATGCCGGGTCGGCCTTCCCTCTCCAATGAGGCCGTCCTTGCTGCTAAGGCTAAGGGTCAAACGTATGACATCGTCCTTACTGGAATTACAGATCCGATCCAAGTAACCGTGTAATCATGGGTGCCGAATTGCGGGTGTATGGGCTTAAAGAGACTGTCAGGAAACTCCAGAAACTTGGCGCTGAGGGACAAGACCTGAAAGATGCCATGCACCGCATCGGTGATAAGACCGTCGAGCGTGCCCGCACCTATGCACCTATTCGCACAGGTGCGCTCTACGAGTCTCTCAGGGCTGGCGCCGCCAAGACAACGGTAACCATCAGGTCTGGTTCAGCCCGTGTGAAGTATGCCAAGTATGTCGAGTTTGGCACTAAGAACATGCCTGCTCGTCCTTTCATGCGTCTAGCAGCTGCGGAAACAGCGCCTGACGCTAAGGCTGAATTGGACAAGGAACTACGTACGATCCTAACCAGGATCGGACTCAAATAATCCTGTAGGAGTACAGATGAACAACGAAAAAGCCAAAGAAATCATGAATAGTGTCACTAATCGTGACCTGCTCAAATACAACAAGTCTATTGGGTTCACGGGTGATGCCATGAATGATGGAATCGCCACTCTTCTCATTGTGGCTGCCGAATTGGACAAGGTTAAGAGCGGTCGTGCTGACATTGACCGGTTCCTAGACATGACCACTGTTGCTCTCAATGAGTACCTAGAGAAGGCACTGCCAGATGAGCCAGCCAGCGAGTGAAGTCGATTGGGGCATCTTCGAAACTGAGGAGAATGCCCCAACTCCTGATGAGGAGTATTTCACCCAACAGGCTCAATTTTGTATTGCCTCGGGCTTTGTCCAACCGTCCGAATATGACGCCATGACTCAGGTGCAGGTTTCAATGTGGATTGAACAACTGAATGAGCGTAACGCAGCAAACAAGTGAGGTGAGACCATGTCCGGAAACGTTGTAAGTATAGAAGTTCTGGCCGACGTTCGGAATATGGTCAGGGGGCTCAACGAGGTCAACGGGCACCTTAGCGCCACTGAGAATATGGCTTCTAAGTTCGGTAAAACTCTTGCTGGTCTAGGGGTGGGCCTGGCTGTTGGTGCTGTGCTTCGCGATATATTCACTGAGGGCGTGCAGGAGGCAAAAGATGGTGCCCTCATTACTGCTCAGTTTGCGGCAGGAATCAAATCCACTGGCAACGCTGCCAATGTCACCGTGGGAAACCTTTGGGATTTGGCGGGCTCAATCAGCGCATACTCTGGGCAGACAAAGGATTCCGTTGCAGAGTCTGAGAAGTTGCTCCTGACATTCACCAACATCAAAAACGTGGGTCCTAACAAGATCTTTGACCAGGCCACTCGGTCTACTGCGGATATGGCTACCGTGTTCGGTGGGACTGCCTCAGATAACGCAATCAAGTTGGGCAAGGCACTGAACGACCCAATCGCGGGCATGATGGCACTGGGCAAGATGGGAATTACGTTCAGTGATGACCAAAAGAAACTCATTCGGAAGTACCAAGAGTCGGGGCAACTCATCAAGGCTCAGCAAGTCATCTTGGACGAGGTCTACCGGGAGACTGGTGGCGCTGCTGAGGCTGCTGGAGGCACCTGGGTAGGTGCACTCAATAAGGCTCAGAACGCCTTCGCTGAAATGTCGGGTGTGGTCGTTGAGACATTCCTGCCCGCTGTCCTGCCTGCTATCACGTGGGTGTCCAAGGCGTTGAAGGATGCTGAACCAGGGATTGCCGCGTTCACCGATGGACTTGGTAAGAATATTCAGACTGCTATTACAGTCTCCAAGCCTCTCATGGATGGCATTGCTATGGCGGCTCAGAACATCGGCACGTGGATCACTACCAGTGCTGTTCCTGCCTTCCAAGGACTCGTAGCAGGCTGGCAAGAGGGCACGGGTCCTGGTGGGGCTATTCGCGACATTGTTGGCGGAATCTGGTCTGTTATCAAGTTGCTTGGCGATGCCCTGGGGAGCCTTGACCTTCCTGGCAAGTTCCGGTTGCTGACCTTTGAATGGCAATTGGGCACGGGTACCGGTGGGCAACTAAAGGATGCGGCTAATACTCTGGTCACGGCATTTTCTATTCTGGGTACATACGTTTCAGGCACGCTGGTGCCTGCTATTAAGGATGCCTCAACGTGGATCATCGCTCACAAGGATGATTTGCTCGCCGCTGCTATCGCTATCAACATCATCCTATTGCCTGCCTATATTACTGCTGGCGTTGCGGCCGTAGCATCGGGTATTACGCAGGTTGGCGCGTGGGTATCCACCAAGATTGCAGCCGCCACCTCAGCCGCTGAGCAACTCATCGCTAGTTACTCGGTTATTGCTGGCTGGGTGTCCACAGCGGGTGCCGCTATTGCCTCAGGGGCCACGTCCACGGCTATTTGGCTCCTCTATGCACAGGACGCGGTTGTGGGTGCCGCCAAGGTCGTGGGGTCACACCTGGTAGTTGTTGGTGGCTGGGTATCCACTGGCGTGGCTGCTGTAGCGGCTGGCCTCGCACAGGTGGGTGTTTGGGCAGAGCAAGGCTTGCAGGCTGTCATAGGGGCGGCAAAGGTTGTTGGGGCTCATGCATTGGTTGTTGCTGGTTGGATTGCGGACGCCGCAACCGCCACGGCTTCTGGTATTGCAATGGCCGCCGCTTGGGTCGTTGGCCTTGGTCCTATCGCGTGGATCATTGCCGGGGTGGCGCTTTTGGTTGGTGCATTCGTATGGGCATATAACAATATTGGCTGGTTCCGTGACGGTGTTAACGTCGTCTGGCACGCCGTTACGGTTGGCTTCTCTGCCATGGTCAATTGGATCGTTGACGCCTGGAATAATACCATTAATTTCATCACGACTGCCCCAGGCAAGATGCTTGATGGACTCAACGGAATGATCAATGACGCGAAAAGAATTGCTGGAAATATCATTGATGGAATCGTAAACGGAATCCGTGATGGCCTGGGCAACATTGGCAGGGCTGCTGTAGAAATGGCAACCAGGCTGTGGAATGACTTCAAGCGCACACTCGGCATCGGTAGTCCGTCGCGTGTCTTCGCTGACCTGGCCGGATATGCCGTTGATGGTGCTGTCCTCGGTATCACTAGGAACCTCGATGCCCTTGGTGCCGCTGGCAGTTTGATGGGCGACGTTCTAAGCGCCTCATTCACTCCTAACCTTACGGTACCCAAACTCACACGTTACGGCTCATCATCCTCATACGGTGCAAGCGGTCCCACACAAATTACTATTAATGTGTCGGTGCCTGCTACTGCCAATCAGGTAGAAATCGGGCGTGAAATCTACAATGCCATGAACGCCTATGACCTCGCTAGTGGGCGATAATGACCTACCAACTAGAGGCGAAGGTTGTAAATCCAGATACACAATCGTTCCGACTTGGCTTCTCGCGTATTGGTGTGCAACCTCTTGGCGGCACCGTAGGCACGGGCTTCATCCTGGGTGTGTCACGCCTTAGCGTCGCTAGCCTCGGTTCCGACTATGGCTATATCTGGAAAGACTTCACAGGCAGGTCCACAGGGATTGTCACCAAGCGCGGGTCATCCATGGCAGGTCCGTGCATTTGGGGTGAGGTTGGAACACTCACAGCCACCTTTAAAAATGGCGGCGATACTGACCTGTCAATTAACCTTGGAATTGGCTCTCCCCTGCGGTTGCGTGACATCGAGGCTAACCACGTCGTGTGGACAGGCTTCCTGGCTGACACTGTCTGGAGCGCCGTCAAGGGGTCATCTAATTACTACGTGACATGGACCGGCGTTGACGTGATGAGCCGTCTAAGCCGCAAGGTTGGGGGCCTACCAGCGGCATCCTTTGCCAACCGTATGAGCACCCTTGCTCTTCAGGCTGGCCTTACGCACCCCGTACCTTCTGCCAATGACACCGTACTCGGCTGGGTTGATGATGACCGCGTAATCGTGGGTGCTGATCGATATGACTTAACTGTCGCACTGGGTGGCGTTACCGAGTCCATGACAATTGTCGAGCACATGGACGCTGCGTGCGCCAGCACGCGCTCTATGTACTTCGTGGGTGAGGATGGCAATATCGTTTGCTCGCCCGATTGGGGGCCAACCACAGTAATTCCAGACCCACCGCTGGTAACCAATTACACTGCGATTGAGTCAGGACTGACCTCCAAAACAATCATAAACGCGCTCAATGTGGATAACAAAGCCTTAGGGTATGCGGACCAAGGCTTTGTTCTGGTCTACGCCGAGAGTGTCGAAAGGTACGGCCAGCGCACACAAGATATCAACATGTGCGTAGAGACACCGGCCTACGCGATGGTTGTGGCGTCCGACTATCTTCGCACAGCCAGCGATGGGGAATTCAGTGCACAATCTTTCTCTGGGCCTAATCGCTTCCCTCCTACGGCTGCCTCTCCTGACCCGCTGGGCCAACCCATCAGAATTACACAGAATGGCAAGACTGCCCGTGCGTGGGTCATCAATGAACAAATTACGATTAAACCGAAACAACTTAGTGGGAATGGACAAAGCGTCCATTATGCCTATGGCGTGGGGCCGCGCCAACTAATGCAAAACACGGCCTTCCAAGGGGTATGATATGAGCACACTACATAAGACATTCATTGACGGTGAGATCTTCACCGCTACCGACGTTAACGCCGCACTGAATCCATTTCAGGCGGATCATATTCCGTACGCTATGGCGGCGGGGTCAGTAAGTTGTCAAGCCCCGTCTCCTGTTGGATACTCCTACCTCACGGCAGTTGTATTTCCCGGAGGTCGCTTTACCGCAATTCCCGTGGTCACGGCGGGTATTAACGGTACTGGCACGGGCAATAAGGGATTCACCTGTTTTGCCGGGGAGGTCACCACCGCCGGTTTCAATATCTACGTCACGGCTGTGCTAGCACAAACGGACACATACGTCCCGGTAGCGTGGATCGCAGTCCAGATGGCTAAGAGTTAAAATGATGCCCACGAAGTATAATCTAATTCTTTATCGCGGCGACGACTGGTCCATTACGGTTTCCCTTCTCACTGACGGAATTCCTGATGATCTGACAGGCATTACCTGGCTGTCGCAAATGCGTGAAACACCACGTAGTGCAGAGACTACGGCTGTCATCACGGTTACCGTGCCTAACCCCATCACAGGAGAGGTAACGCTGTATTTGCCTTCTAGCACAGTAACTTCTTTGCCTTCTAGCCTCGATCTTTCGTCGGGGGGCCTCGGGTCATTGTGACGGCTTGAGGATCACCGTGTGTGGGACTGATTCTGCCGGATGGGTGTGACAGGTCAGCCGTTGTCGTCACGGGGTGCGGGGTTCCACGGGTCCGGGTGGTTCGGCTGGGCGGGGTGTTCGGTGGCCGGGGGTCAGCCGGGTGAGGCGTTGAGGTGGTCGAGTCGGGTGATCGCGTCGATGGCGATGTGGGTCCAGGGTGCCCGCTCGGATAGGTGCAGGAACGTCCGACGGGCGGTGCGGGCGATGCTGGCGGGGATGGTGAACAGGCGCAGTCGGAGCCGTTTGGGTTCCCAGCGGCGGGCGTCGTGGCTGGTGAGGGCGAGCATCCCCATCCAGGCGAGCAGGTCGGTGGCCAGTGCCACGATCGCGCACCAGACTTGATTCTGCGCGAAGCCGTGCAGCGGCAGGTTGCGTAGCCCGGTCTCTTTCGCGATCCGGATCCGGTCCTCGCAGCGGGCCCGGCGCCGGTGCCGCAACTCGAGGTCGGGTAGTTGTCCTCGGCGGGTGTTGGTGACGAACGCGGTGATCCGCATCCCGTCCACGTCGTCGAAGCGGAGCTGTGCGCCGGGGTGGGGGCGTTCCTTGCGGACGATGACTCGCATCCCCGCCGGCCAGGCGTCCAGGTCCAGCAGGCCGGTCAGCTCGGCGACCCAGGCGCCGTCACGGACCTGGTCGTGGGCGTCGTAGGCCGACGTCCAGGCACTGTCGGGGATCTTGGCGAGCAGGTCGGGGGTGTTCGTCGGCAGGGTGAACCCGACCGAATACGACAGGCGGCGCCCGGTCAGCCACTCGATCAGCGCCTTGGTGCCGCCGGCACCGTCCGTGCGGACCAAGACCTTGCGTCCCAGACGGTGACCGGGCCGCTGTCCGGGCAACTGCGCCAGCGCCTGTCTGACCACAGTGATGTGGTCGCTGGCGGTGTTGGAGCCGGCGTTGCCGGGCCGCAGCAGGATCGCCAACGCTTCCCCGGTGCCGTCCGGTCCGTGGTCGAGGAATGCGCACAACGGATGGAACC